GCGCGACCGGCGACTGGAGGCCGGTGTAGCGCGTGTCGGTGGCGGCGGTGTTGCCGCACAGCTGGTTGAAGAACCAGGCATCGAAGCGGTCGGCCCACCAGTCGGCGAGCGCGTCGCGCGCCTCGGCACGCATCGACCAGGGGACGCGCTGCTCCGACATCTTGCCGGCCGACCGGACCGCGTGGCGCAGCTGGTCGATGAACACGTCCTGGCTGAACGTCTCCAGCGCCTCCTCGTTGCCCTCGAGGGTGCCGTCGCCCTGGATGCCGGCGCCCGAGAGCTGCTGGCGGATGCCGAACCGGACGCGGTCGCCCGCGGCCTTGTTGAGCTCGGTCTTTAGCTGCACGATGGAGTTGGCGTCCTTGCCGATGAACGGCAGGGCGACGGTGCGCTTGAGCGCCTCCTTCATGAGGTCGTTGGACCAATGCTTGACGGCCAACGGATGATTGACTGGGAAATCGGTGCCCGCCATGGCGGATGCCTCCAGAAAATGACGCGGTTAGGTCGTGCGCCCGAGGGCGCGATTGCTGCCGCCAGTCTCGCCGGTGGCGCCGCGTAGCGCGGGCTTTGATCGGTGCCGCGAAACCTGCCCCTGGGTGTCGGGTGGGTGCTCCCCGAAACGCTGACAGTCGGGCCAGCGAGCCGTTGCGGGCGATCCTACGCCCGCCCGAATCGTTCGCGCAAGGCCACGTCAAGGACATCGAGCCCGTCGCCCAGGCCGTCGTTGGTCGGATCGGCGTTGGCCGGAGCTCCGCCGCCGGCGCCCAGGGTGCGGGACGCCGCCGCAGCATTCGGGCCGGCCTGGGCCGGAAACTGCGGGATGACGGGTGCCGCCGCCGCATCCTGGCCGGGCTGCGGCTGCTGCCGCGGCTGGTAGCCGACCGTGCGCGCGAACTTGTAGGCCTGCTCGGCCGGGTTGCGACCGGCGGCTAGGTTCGCCTGGGCGAACTGGAGCTCCTCGCGCGCGACCACTTGGATAAGCGCGTCGTCCGGCGTGTCGGGCGGGGCCACCAGCCGCAGCTGGTCCAGCCGCACCTGGCGGACGTGGTTAAGCGCGTCGTGGTAGTCGGGCGCCGTCGCGGCGAACTGCTGCTCGGCCGTCTGCACCTGAGTCACGAACTGGGTGAGGGCGCGCTCCTGCTCCAGCTGCTCGGCCGTCGTCGTGCTCGCCTTCTCGAGCTTCTCGAGCTTCTCCAGGACCGGCTTGATGCTGCCATCGACGTAGCCCTGGGGGTCCTCGATGAAGTCGGGCCGGGCCGGCGGCTCCTGGCCGGCGGGCGCCGGTGCCGGGCCGACCGCCGCGAGCCGGGCCTCAAGGTCGGCGAGGCGCTGGTCGCGCGCCGCGAGCTCGGCCTGGAACTGCTTGCGCTCCGCGACGAGGGCGGCCACGGGGACCGTCGGCGGTGCGGCGGCCGAGGCAGCTGGCGCCTGGCCGGTACCCTCCGGCGGGGTGCCGGGGGCCGCGGCCGGCGCGCTGCCTCCAGCGGGGGGCCCGCCTGGGTCCGGCGCCCCGCCCGTGACAGCGGCAGGAGGGGCGGCCGGTGCCGGCGCGGGTTCGGGGGTCGGCGCGGTCGGCTGGTCGCCGCCGCTGAATGGCTCCTGGTCCGTGCGGTCCAGGTCACCGAAAAACTCGTCGTTCGGGTCGGTCATCACATCATCCCCCGGTTGCCCCCGTCCTGGCCCGCCATGGTGGCGCCGGCCTCGGCGGCGGTCTTGGTCGTCTGTGCCTGCTTGAGCGCGGCGTCCGCCTCGCGCTGCGTGGCCTGGGCCACGATGTTACGGATTTCCGCCAGGAATTGCTCGCGCTGCATCTGCTCCTGCTCCTGGCGCTTCTGCTGGGCCTGCTCGTCGCCGGTAATCAGCTGCTTCCACTTCTGCTGGAGGTCGGTCGGGATCGGCGCGTAATCGAGCACGTCCGGCGGCACCGCGATGCCCGCCTGAAGCAGGCCCGGGATAAGGTTCTCGAGGAGCGCCCACACGCGCTCCTTCATGTTGGTGCTGGTCGGCGCCTCGTCCACGATCACGTCGAAGGTGAGCGTGAGCTTGTCCTTGAGCAGCGGGACGTACTGCGCGCCCTGCTCGCCGTTCACCCGGACCAGGGTTTGCTCCGGGACGTAGTCAATCAGGTAGGTCGCCATCTGCCGGCCCATGGTCCGGTAGTAGCGGCGCATCGCATCGAACGCCCACGCGATGATCGCCATGGCCGACTGCTTCCGCTGCGCCTCCACGACGCCCGCCTGCACGCGGTCCGCCAGGCCCAGGAGCTCCATGTTGAGGCCGCTGGTTTCCGGCAGCGCCGAGAGCGCGAACTGCATGAGCCGGTCCATGCCCTCCGGGTACCGGGCCGGGTCCTTCTGCTGGATTTTGCCCTGCACCAGGGTGCCCGGTCGGACGTAGACGATGCTGTTTGGCTTCGCCCATTCGGACTCCGCCTTGCGCGGGTCGGCGAACGCGCCCTCCTCGGCCAGGAGGCCGCCCTTGGCGTTCGTCATCACCTGGTAGAGCAGCGAACTGAAGAACTTGTTGACCCACTTCTGCGGGTCCACGATGGCGCGGCCGATGCCGTACCACAGGTTGCTGTTGCGGTCGCGCTTGCCGGTGATGGCGTGGAAGGTGAAGCCGCGCTGGTACGGCGATTCCTCAAGCTCGCGCAGCCCGTCGGGGGCGATGAACGCCCGGTAGTAGACGCGGCGGTCCAGGCGCGCGGCCCGGTAGGTGACGCCCATCGGGGCCAGGCCTTGCAGGAGCGGCTCGATGTTGGCCCAGTCGGCTTCCCTGAGCTCGGACATGGGCGGCAGCTGGTACTCCGGCGGGGCGCCCTGGATTTCGACCCGCATGCGCTTCTCGAGGCGCCAGAATTCGTAGTGCGCGACCGGCGTGCGGCCCTGGCGGACCGTCAGGCCTGGCGAGCGCGAGCCGGTGCCGTAGTCCTCCGGGCGCTCGGCAAGCTGCTGAAGCGGGTCCTCGTCGTTGCCGATGTCGGCCGCGTCGAAGGTGGCGAGCGGCATGGCCTCACCGAACTCCGCCGCGTACTCGTCGCGAGTCATGTACCGGATGCGGATGACGTACTGGCCGTCGCTCAGGTTCTTCTTGCGGGCGCCCGGGTCCCAATACATTTCGAGCGGGTCGCGGCGCTCACCGCACGGCATCCCGGGCGGCTCGTTGTTCTTGTCCAGGTAGCACTCGATCCAGCCCATGCCCGTGAGGATGGCGTCGCCGAATGCGTCGGACTCCTCGTCCTCAAGGTCGCACAGGTCGCGCGCCCAGGCGACCGCGCCGGTGAGGAGCTCGTTGGCCTGCGCGTCGCCGAGCTCGCGCGGGTAGTAGCGGACTTCCTGGCGGTTGTTGATTTGCAGGCCTTCGACGGCGTCCAGGAACTTGCCGGCCACGTTGAACGTGACGACCGGCCGGAGCTCGTCCTCCAGCTGCTTGCGGTCCATCGGGTCCCATTGCCGGCCGGCCTTGAGGTCGTAGAGCGCGGCGGCCTCCTGGCGCCAGTCGCCCTGGTGCGCCTTGGACCGGGCCAGGCGGGCCCGGAAGTCGGCCATCACCTGCCCGCGCCACAGCTGCTCATCGTCCGTTGGCTTGGCCTGGTCCGGGGTGATGGACGCGCGGGTTTCCGCGTCCAGCAGCGGGGCCGCATCGTCGCCGGTCATGGGTTTCATCATCCAGCCATCCAGGAAGTGCGCCGGGCCCGATTGTAGCGGGTGCCGGCCTGGGGTGGCGGGCCCTCGGCCTCGGGGTTGAGCGGCCAGGGCAGCCAGTCGTCCACGTCGAACACCCGGGACAGGGCGTCCGCCAGGTCGTCATGTACCGGCACCGGCCAGGGCAGGAGCTCCTCCTCGATGAGCACCTGAACGAGCTCCACCACGACGCCGTCGGCCTGGGTCCGGTACATCGTTTCGGGCAGGTACAGCCGGCCGGAGGACGCCACCGGGATGAGCCGGTTGACCCGGTCCACCTTCGACAGCTTGCCGCCGAGCTCCACGATGTCGAAGCGGTAGTTCTTGCGCTCCTGGATGTAGCGGATGTGGTCGATGTCGGCCTGCACGCCGTACTGCTCGTAGCCGGCCACCATCGGCTTCCAGCGCCGGTGCATGTCCATGAACGCGTCGGCGCGCTCCGTCAGGCCCAGGCGGTCGCGCAGGGCATCGAGCAGGTACAGGTTGCCGTCGGGCGCCTTGCCGACGACGCACATGGCGGTGTAGTCGCTGGTTTTCTTCTTGTCGTTGGCCGGGTCGCAGAGCAGGGCCCGGTTCATCGCGCGCCAGTTGGACGCATCGGTGTAGCGGCGCTCAAGCCACTCGCGCTTGAACGACTGCTTCGAGTCGGCGATGGGGTTCAGGAGCATCTGCGAGCTACCGGCGTAGGGGCCCATGTCGCGGAGCTTCT